ATGTTGCTGAAGAAAGTGATTCCCGCAATCCTGTTGTTATCCGTATGCGGCCAGGCGCTGGCGGCGCAAATCATTACCGTCAGCCGCTTTGAGATCGGTAAAGATAAGTGGCCCTTTAATCGTGAAGAGGTGATGCTGACCTGCGAGAAAGATGGTGCGATGTTTGCCATCAATCCGAGTACGCTGATGACATACCCGCTGAACGACATCGCAGACACACTGTTTAAAAACAAGCAGGTGAAAGCCCAGCCGATCAGCGTGATTCAGGCCGAAGACAAAGCCCATCCGGGCCAGATGATGAGCCTGCAGCCGATTATCGAACGCACTCAGGCGCTGTGCGGAAAATAGGCCTTTCGGGTGCAGCCTCGCGCTGCGCCCACTCTCCGAAATTTTGCCGTTGCGATCACAATCTGATCCAGTTTATGGCCCTGATTCCCGCGTTTGCTGGCATTTCCACCGCGCTGTTCTAATCTTAAATGGCAAGGCGACACCGCCTTCATAAATGCCAACTTTTAGCGCACGGCTCCTTGAGAGCCATTTCCCTGGACCGAATATAGGAATCGTATTCGGTCTTTTTTTGGTTGGCACTTCGTATCAATGACTTAAAGTGAAATCAATCAGTTAAGCCCGCTCCTGTTACTTCCTGTTCTACTCTGCTGGACTCTGTGCCGCCACTTTGTCGCTATTTTTCTTCGCCACCAACGCCAGCGGATTGAGTTTACTGAACCTGTCGTTTCTATCCTTTAGTAAATAACTACGCAGCCTGCTTATACCCTGTCGCAATAAGTACGCTTATGTTGCATTTTCAGCATCAATATCCTGAACGATTTAGAACATTTTACGATAGTGGTAGAAATTGTGCGCCTGGCATCGTTGACTCAGACGATGCGGACACCATAAAGATAATCAGGCATTTGATGCATGCTGTTTTAAGGGAGTGCTCATGGTCTGACATCAGGGAAAGGGGCACACGCAGTTGCCGTCTGTTAACAGGAGCACGGGCATCTATGGGAAATGATTGTTTTATCTTCCTGTGGCACTATAAACAGCCATTGTCATGAACGAGGGATTGAGAATGATTTCAGGAACAGCAGCAAAACAGGAACCCGGACGTTACTACACATTTGAGTCGAGACTGCCTCAGGGCGTTTTTTTTGAGATTCGGCCCGACCATTTGCCCCAAAATGCAAAGCCCGTAACAGATGAAGCCAGCGGAATGTGTATCGGTAACTCAGTAGCACAGGCTCCGGGTTTGTGGCAGATTTATGATGTTCAGGGGCATTTTGTCAGGCTGGAAGAAGCGCCGCTTGAAACACCCCTGATCGATCCCACTGATATTGCCCTGTTTGGCTTGGGTATTTTTCGTATCCTTGGTACAGGGCGGGTGCTGTTTGAATCAGGGGCACGTGCCGCTGTTTATGCGAAGCTCAGTCACTCCACTATATCCTTTCTGCGCAGCAGACTTAAACTCGGGCTGCATGCACGTAACCTTAAAATGACCGAGACTGCTGCAAAACATATGTATGAACCGAGTCGCTATGTCCCTCTGCAAATTCAGGAAAGAGCGATTCGCTATGGCAGGCGGATGGCAGATCCCCGCAAAGGTGAAGGTATGTTCAGATATGAGACCAGATTGTTTAAACTACGCTTTAATAAGCAAACAATGGAATATGAGTATAAAGAATACACGACTTGAAGTCGTCGTGCGTGAGTCAGACTGGACGATATCGCATTTTAAATACATGGATTGACAGACTGGACAACTTGTATGTTTGATTTGCGCAATGAAGATTTCACATTTGTAATTTCTCCCTTTGAAAGAATCTCAGACGATGAGGCCGACCCGGTTGATCATCTATGGGACTGGATCCAGTCCTGGATTGAGTTCTCTGTTAGCGGCCTTAAAATGCAGTTTCAAACTGAATTTACCATCGGCGAGCTAAAGATTTTAAAGGATGAGTTTTTCGCACATTACCAGGCACTTATCACGCAGCGTGAATTAAAACCTTTTAATTTTCGCAGCGAACGTGGCCAGCTCAATATGGTTATCAGAAAAGTTACGGGTAAAGAAGGTGTTATAGTGGAGTTTGATATCCGCCCTGAACCACACGCCGACAGCGTTCAGGTTAAAGGTGACTTCAGCCTTAATGAAAGCTATTTTCCTGACATTCTGAAGCGGCTTGATGAAATGATTCAATGGCAGAATTAAACATTTTGCCATTGAGAATTTTTAACTGAAAACTTCGGGCGTAAAATGAATTTTTTATTCAGGCTTATCTGGCCAGCTGATATCTGGCGCGGTCGTGATATCCGTCCGACTCAGCATAACGCGGTATCTTTTCCATGCAGCCAGTCGCGTTAGTTCCTCGTCAGTTGCAATGCTGATATCAACCGCATCCTGCAAAGGGGTTATAGTACGATTAGCTTCGTCCATTTCTGCCGACAAACGGCTGCTGGCCAGAAAGCCAGCATCTTTGGCATCCACAAATGGCGCTGTAAATACGCCGTCACTGTAGAGATAATTACAGCCGGGCTGTTCAGACAATGCGGTAATATCTACCCACTCCAGTGACGGATGATAGAGTTTCTCTGGCTTGACACTCATAGAGACAATTTCCGCAACTCGCTTATCTTCAATCCGGGCGTAGGTTTTCATCAGCTGAACTCCTCAATATAAATAATACCGTCAGATCCATAACTTCCGATAAAGGGATCGGTACGCGTTGTACCTCCGCCGCCTGCACCATAGGTATTTTTTTTGCCTGATGATGAGCTTTCCCCGCTACGGCTACCGCCGCCCCAGTAACTGACGCCGACGTCACCAGAGCCGCCCCGGTAAGGGTTGCTTGAGGCCGTAATCAGTCCGGGCGCGTCGCTGCCATCACCCCCCTGTATATTTAACAATCCGCCTATGGCCGAGCCGCCAACGCCACCGGCATCACCGGAAGTCATATTATAGCCATTGCCCGCTGTCAGCTGACCGTTAAAGGTACTGCTAGTCGCGCCGTCGGTTTCGTTACTGCCTCTACCGACTACGCCAGGATAATTTTTTGTCTCATCCACGTTCAGCCAAGCGATTACCGTTCCGCCTGCTCCCCCGCCCGCACCACGGGAAACATAACTCGATCCCCAGGCAAGATAACCATAACCCCGGCCACCACCTCCGGTCAGGATAATCTTGATTCGTTTCGTTCCCGGCGTGGGTTTGTAGTTAACTGCTCCGGGCGTGGTGAAAATCTGGTACCCGATAAAACGGCCGGAAAACTTATCGCTGATGCCAAGATTTTTCAGAACGTCAGGCAACAGCCCGGCATCGGCCATTTCCTTTAATGCGTTTTCAATTAACGGGTACTGACCATGCGGATTAGCGCTTTTGAGATGCTTTGCCATCATCTCGTCAGCGTAGGCTTTCACCTCGATCACAGCGTCATCAACATACTTACGCGTTGCCAGCACCACTGACGGATCAATTTTCAGCGTGACGGCGGTTGTGCTGTTCACGATTAAAATCATGCGCACGGTCTGCGTCCGGCCGCTTCCTTCGGCCAGCTGAGGCTTGTAAGTCTCCGGGCAGTTAGCAACGGCAATCAGCACGCCGTCAGCGTCATACAGGCCGATTTCACGGATCCAGAAACCGCCCTCGCTTTCCGGGATAATCTGCTCTGCGATAATCTGGCTGCTGTTTGCCGCGTCAACGGTCAGCGAATTAAGCTGCGCGCGTCGCTTCTCGCCGATGAGCTTAGTCTGCGCCGCATCAGGCGTCGGCAGCGTGCCGCCACCGTCTCCGACGCCTAATGATGTGATATCCACTTTCGTGCCGAGTGCGGCGGCGTTCGCCAGCTTAGCCGCGCCCTGATTGGTCAGCAGGGCAAAATATTTTGTCGTCATGCGCTCACTTCCGTCAGGTCAATAAGATGCACCGCCACGCCGGAATAACCCGGCCCGCCGACGCTGATAAGTTCAGGGGTATAGGGATAAACGGTCAGCTCGTCGCCGCTGTAGCTGGCAACGGCAACCGGCAGCGCGCCGTTCACGTCAAGATTGATAGACAGGCCGATAAGGTGACGGCTGCAGGGCTTCGCATCGGCTATCAGGCGCTCAAGCTCGTTATACATTTCCTCCGTAATGCCGGTATCGAGTACGCCCACATCCAGCCGGAACGTGCCAGGCGCTTCGTTGGTTTTCCACCACTCAATGATTCTGATGAGATAACCCAGCGGCTCAACGACGCGGCGTATAGCGCCAATCGTTCCCTTGTGCCGATGCACGTACTGCGAGGCGGCAACCACGGCGCGCTTTGTTGATTCCGGCCAGGCTGAATCCCAGCGATCAACTGACCACGCCCACGCCAGATAGGGCAGAAGCTCAACCGGGCAGGCTTGCGGATTCCATAACTGGCGCAGCGGCACGCTCATCGTACCGGGGCTTGCAAGCGCCTCGGCGGCAGCAACCTCAAGCGCTGAAGAGCCGGTCGGCAGCAGGCGATCACTCATCCGAGCCTCCCACGGTCAGCGTGAAGCCTGTGCAGTAAGCGGCCTGGGTTTTATCTAGCACCACGTCAGCGGAAGGCTTGATAAGGTTGACGCGTTGCACGCCCTCAACGTGCATGGCGGCATACAGCGCAGACAGGCGAATGTCGCGGCCGAGACGCTTTTGTGCGCTGACAAAGGCGGCGAGTTTTGCCTCTGAAGCGGCGCGGATTGGCTCCGCCTCCGGCCCCGGATAGAGGTACAGCTCGGCCTCGATTTCGTAACTAACAATCTTCGCTGACTGCACGCTCACCCGGTCGGCAACCGGGCGCACGTCTTCGTCATTGAGCGCAGCGTTAACCACGGCCAGCAAATCATCACCGGCCACGCCGTTGCCCTCACGCGCGAGCACTGTCACGGTAACAACGGCGGGCGACGGGCTGATGGCTGATGCATCGGTAACGGGCGCTGGTTTGAGCCGCCGGTCAGCTTTAACGGTCTGGCGAAAAGCCTGCGTGCGGCCGTGCATCACAGCTCGCCGATTTATGTAAAGCGCAACATTCTGGCATCAACATTCATCCCGCACCCAATGATGAGTCAGCAGGAGTTCAGCAAGTTTGCGCTGGATTATCTGGTCTTCGGTAACGCCTTCGCCGAGCTGCGCCGTAATGGCTTGGGTAAGCCGCTGCGCCTTGAAACCACTCCGGCCAAATTCACCCGCAGAGGCGTTAAGGATGGCGTTTACTGGTTTGTGAATGACTGGAAAGAGCCGCATGAATTTTCGGCCGGCAGCGTGTTTCATCTGCTGGAGCCGGATATCAATCAGGAGCTGTACGGCCTGCCGGAATACCTCAGCGCGCTTAACTCCGCCTGGCTGAATGAGGCGGCAACGCTGTTCCGCCGCAAGTATTATCAGAACGGCGCGCACGCCGGTTACATCCTGTATATGACCGACGCGGCGCAGAGCAGCAGCGACGTTGACCGGATGCGCCAGGCTATGCGCGACACGAAAGGGATCGGCAACTTCCGCAACCTGTTTATGTACGCGCCGAACGGTAAGCCGGACGGGATCAAGATTCTGCCGCTCAGCGAGGTAGCGACGAAGGACGATTTCTTTAACATCAAGAAGGCCAGCCGCGACGACCTGCTAAGCGCACACCGCGTGCCGCCGCAGATGATGGGGATTATCCCGGACAACTCCGGCGGATTCGGTGATGCGGTGAAAGCGGCATAGGTGTTTGTGCGTAACAAACTGACACCGCTGCAGGAACGTCTGAAGGAAATCAATAACTGGCTGGGCGAAGAGGTGATCGCCTTCCGCCCTTATTTGCTGGAAGCGGCAACAAACTGAAGATGTAACGCCTGCCTGTGCAGGCGTTAGTTATTTACCCAACCAGCGCCCGGCCTGTGCAGACTCAACCAACAAACGGAGAGTAAGCGGATCATGCGGTGCGGTGAAATCTTCCGGGAAATAGTCGTTAAAAGAGATGGTGCCGGGGTCAATGCCAAAACTGTCAGCATACCGCTCAAGTAATTCATAAGCGTCGATGGGATCCATGCGAAAGTCGTTGTTCAGATCAGTGTCCAGCTCAAGCTTGTAACGTTTTAATGTAAACAAGCTTCTGCCGTTATAATCTTCAACCAGCGCAAATACTGCCTTCTCTATATCCTCACTTACCATATTCTGTCGTCCTTATGGGCAATAAGGTTGTATTTTACCGTAGTTTTCCAGCCTATCTCCGCCACATCAGCGGCCATAATTACCCATCCTAAAACCGGTATTGTGCGACCGACGAAAGTACCCAATTTATGGGTCATCAACATTTTAATTTGGAATGGTTTTTTAGGGTTTTGTATCCACGTAGGCAACCTGAACGGGAGACGGTAATCGCGCAACAGCTTGCGAGAATACACCGAGGCATAAGAGGTACCTTTCCAGGCACCCTTTAACTTTCCTGACACGTCAATCGTATTCTGTCCCGAGTAAATTGCAGCTATGGCTATGATATCCTTTGCACCGCTAAAATGCTCAGCGGTCACATCAATCATAATCCAGAAATAAAGCTCTGCCGGGGAAAGGTTGGTAAGCCCGCCATAAGAAGTAAGTCCCGTTTAACTGCTCAGTTGTATCCATATTATTCCCTTACATGGTTAACCGTGTTGGTCAAAACTTTATCATATTGATTCCGGTCAGTGCCATACTTCATCTGCCGCTCTCAGACCCGATTTGCGAGGCTCAAATCCTCTTCACCAGTTCAATCTCATCAAACCCTTGCGTGCGCCTCCGTGCCGCTGGCGCAACCTCCGAATACATGTTTACACCCCTCGCGCGCAATGCTATCCCCGCCACGCCTGCCCGCTTTGTGCATCGCTTTTAATGCATTTGCATGTACAACCTCTGAGCGCGCCAGCTCTGGCCTTACAGACGCTTAGCGATCCACTTTGGATCATGCGGATTAATGCAAGCATATGCACTTTGATGCAGAAGCAAAAAGCCACCTTAAAGGTGGCTAGTGAACGGTAGGGAAGGGGCAATTAATCATTCTGCCTGGCAGTAAATAGCGGCTTCGAAAATAGCTGTGTCGATTGTCCCTGCCATGTCGCTAATCATCGACAGTGCCATTTTTAATTCATCTTCTTTGCAATGTGCGATCAGCGATACGTCAGCAATGAACTGAATGCGTGCAACCGTTTCACTTAGATTATCTATTTTCATCAAATGATTAACTCCTTTTAGTCAAAATGTACTGTATGTATAAACAGTGTCATGATGAACTAAAATCGTAAACAATCGTGCGGCTCAGATTAGTCCGACTGCCGTTTTATTAATCAGGCAACTGTATGCCTCTTTTTCTCGCTAGTGCATTGAAGCGCTTTAATGGGGCGGCATTTTTGCGACGTCTATGGAACAGATAGCCGCTTGTTCCGCTCCAGTAAGAAAGCTCTCCAATCTTGATTGTGTGGCCTTCCGCTGATGGCATCGACGGTTGAGGACAGTGCCGGGTTAGACTGAATACGCGCCTGTACCGCCATTGCAGCCAGTGTTAAGCAGCGAATACCGCTATTAACGTTTTGCAGAAGGCCACGTTTACAGTTGGCTGTCATAGGTTCTGTAGAGGTTGCGCCTGCTGCTAACTGGCCCACTTCTGCAGTAGCTTTCATGACATAAAGGGGAAATTTTTCATCCGCGACTTCATTTACCGGCACACAGGGGAGGCACTGGATTTGCGCCAGCAGGCCATCAACCAACGTTGCATCCTCAGTGACATCGGTTAGGGCTAAAACCTCTAAGACGGTAAGCTGATGTGGCTGGTCTGGATTCAGCTTGTTACGCAACGTTTGCGCACGCATGCCGGACTGCTTAGCGACGTCTTCCATGTTGTGAGCTAACGCGAATTTGCGACAGGCATCGTCGTAATGGGTATGGGTAGAAACCTTGAAATCAAACATGCTCAGATCCTTCTTAACTTGCAAAATCAAGTTATGGTTTGATATAGCGGCATTTGATTGCTTGTTGGCGGTTCTTCTCACGCCAGGCAGCAACATTGATAAGTGGATTGCCATGTTTCGTCATGGTGGTTTCTACCACTTCGCCTGTCTTACGATTCGTGCGGTTCTGCGTATACGTGAAAGATGGGGTAGGTGCGAGTAGTACAACCCCGTTAGCAATCCATTTCTCCAGCACTGACAGGCTAATGCGGTTGGCTGCAGCAAAGTCTTGCTTAGACATTGTTGGGGATGTGGCGAGCGTGACGGCTTTGTTTACGGCGTCGTTTACCGCGTCACTGATGGCTGGCATCAAAATCGCTGCGACATTCGCAATAAAATCTTGAGATTGTACTAAGTCAAATGCGTTCTGGTTGTTTGCATTTTCAATATGCATAACGCAGTATCTCCTTCGAGTCGTTTTGTTCTACGGTGTTTCATGTGGTGTGCTACATCCTAGATCAACAAATAATGTTTATAAAACAACAATTGTTTATTTATTTGGTGGTATATGGATTTTAGCGAAGGTTCAGCCTTAGAAATTGTTGAGCGTCTGTGCTCTGCCTATGGCGTTACTACTCAGAAGGCTTTAGCTGAATGCCTAGGAGTACCAGCGGCGAACGTGAGCAATTGGGTACAGCGTAATAGCGTTCCCGGCAGTGCATTCGTGAAATGTGCTTTAGACACAGATAGCAATCTCAACTGGCTTACTACTGGTAAGTTTGCAAATGCAAGTTTTGAAGAGGTAACTGATTCTCTGTCTCTTAAAGGTGCAGCACTTTACAACGAGATCACCTCTAATGGCGGCAAGCCTATATTGCGCCGCATCATGGACGCCTACGGCTTTACCCTTCAAAAACAGCTTTGTGATTTGCTCGGAATTTCATCAGGTACAGTCAGCACTTGGGTACGCAGAAACTATTTCCCAGGCGATGTTGTTGTGACATGTGCTCTCGATACTGGCGCGTCATTAAGATGGCTGGCAACAGGGAAGGGGAGTCAAAGTAGTAATTGCGAAAAAGATAATGATGGCGAACATATTCCACATAAGAATTTGGAAGCAGGTGTACTTAAAGACGCGGGAACCTGGAAGGGTGATTTAAGCTTTATTCAACATTTACTCAATAACCCAGTATTTATTACAAGTAATACTGGGGCATGGATCATTGATCTAAATATTACGGGCATCAGCAACGGCCGGTGGTTGCTAGGTATTGATGATAAGTATGATGTTTATGACATAGCTCTTTTGCCAGGCCGAAGGATTAGCGTGACGGCTAAAGGTAATAATTTTACTTGCGGCATTGAAGAGGTAAAGGCTGCCGGTAAAGTGGTGTTAACAATGGATTATAATTTTTAAAAAAAGGAGCAACTTAGTCATGAAAACTATAACGGAAGAATTTCCTCCTTTAGCATTAGATTATTTGGTTGCAAGAATTAATGATTTTGAACTTTCATCACTTGATGCTAAGCATCGATTTATAAGTGAATTAATTCAAGCTCATGTGATTTTTAATATTAAATTTTCATCTTCCTTCGTATTTAAACGTGCAAGAAAAATTGATGGTGATTATTATCCTGAATCAATTCAGGATTTTCTATGGAAAATTGATGGTAATGCGATGGCCGGGCGAGTTAATCCTGAAGGTTTTCCCGTTCTTTATGTGGCTGATAGAGCAGAAACTGCATATCGTGAAATTAATATAGATAGCAATATTGCATTACTAGTTGAATTGCAAATCCGCGAGGGCTTGGCATGCCGGGTTGCACCCATAGGCGAAATCATGCTGATACAGCGCGGCCACGGCCGTTTTCTAAAGGGTAAAGAGGCCGCTGATTTCGACGCTATGCTGAATGCTTGTAATCCAAATCATGCGAAAGCTCTTCTTATAACTGATGCTTTTCTATTTGAGCAATTAACACAAGACCGTGACGGGTATCGAATTTCATCTTACATCGCAAAATCTTTTTTTGAAAAGCTCCCACATTTGTCTGCAATCGCTTATCCAAGTGTGCAGCACGAAGGAGCAGTGAATATTGCAATCAAAACAGATGATTTTTGGAACTCTTGGTCCGTTGTAGCAGCCAGACGTCAAATGGTTGATCACTTAGCCTGTGGATATTATGAGACTTCGCAAACTGAACACGTTTCAGGGATAACTCGCAGTGGCAAAGTACAGTGGGCTAAAGGTGAGATTGACAATCTGCATTCACACCGATTGTCGCCACCCTGGCACCCATCATGAAATTTGAGAGTTTTTTGGCACAATAGCCAAATTATCGCCATTATGCGCATTAAGTTAATGATAATTATAAGGTATAATCGTATTCGGTCTTTTTTTGGTTGGCACTTCGTATCAATGACTTAACGTGAAATCAATCAGTTAAGCCCGCTCCTGTTACTTCCTGTTCTACTCTGCTGGACTCTGTGCCGCCACTTTGTCGCTATTTTTCTTCGCCATCAACGCCAGTGGATTGAGTTTACTAAACCTGCCGTTTCTATCCTTTAGTAAATAACTACGCAGCCTGCTTATACCCTGTCGCAATAAGTACGCTTATGTTGCATTTTCAGCATCAATATCCTGAACGATTTAGAACATTTTACGATTGTGGTAGAAATTGTGCGCCTGGCATCGTTTATTCAGACGATGCGGACACCATAAAGATAATCAGACATTTGATGCATGCTGTTTTGAGGGAGTGCTCATGGTCTGACATCAGGGAAAGGGGCACACGCAGTTGCCGTCTGTTAACAGGATCATGGGCATCTATCAGAAAATGATTGTTTTATCTTCTTGTGGCACTATAAAACAGCCATTGTCATGAACGAGGGATTGAGAATGATTTCAGGAACAGCAGCAAAACAGGAATTCGGACGTTACTACACATTTGAGTCGAGACTGCCTCAGGGCGTTTTTTTGAGATTCGGCCCCGCCATTTGCCCCGAAATGCAAAGCCCGTAACAGATGAAGCCAGCGGAATGTGTATCGGTTACACGGTGGTACAGGCTCCGGGCTTATGGCAGATTTATGATGTGCAGGGACATTTTGTCAGGCTGGAAGAAGCGCCGCTTGAAACACCCCTGATTGATCCCACTGATATTGCATTATTTGCGTTTGGTGTTTTCCGTATTCTTCGCACTGGTCGCGTTTTGTTTGAGTCAGGCGCGCGCGCGGCTGTTACAGCCAGAATCAGTCAAGGGACCATATCTCTTTTGCGAGGGCGGCTTAAAATCGGGCTGCATGCGCGCAATTTGAAAATGACCGAAACAGCAGCAAAACATATGCTTGAACCCAGTCGGTATGTACCTTTGCAGATTCATAAAAGAGCTATTCGTTTTGGTAAGCGAATGCCAGACCCTCGTGAAGGAAAAGGAATGTTCCGATACGAAACGGATATTTATAAACTGCGCTACGATAAGCAGCGAAGGGAATATGTTCATCAGAAATACAAATTTGAAGTAATAGTCAGGGAATCAGACTGGACAATATCTCATTTTAAATATTTTTATTAGCTGACAAGGAAATTTCAATGTTTGATATCAGGAATGAAGAGTTTACATTCGCAATCGCTCCCTTTGAACGCGTAGTGGATAACGAAGCCGATCCTGTTAACCATCACTGGGACTGGATACAGTCCTGGGTGGAGTTTTCGGTAAGCGGCCTGAAAGTGGCATTTAAAACGGAGTTCACCGTTGGAGAATTGAAAATGCTGAAAAAAGAATTCTCAGCTTTTCATCAGGCGCTTATTAATCAGCAAAAGATCAGGTCGTTTAACTATCAGAGCGATATTCATCAACTGGACATGATACTGACCAATGAAAAAAGTATTGATGGCGTAACTGTTGATTTCATTCTTCGCCCGGAACCACATGCCGACAGCGTCCAGGTTAAAGGCAGCTTTGGCCTTGATGAAAGCTATTTCCCCGACATTCTGAATCGACTTGATGAAATGATTCAATGGCAGAATTAAACATTCTGCCATTGAAAATTTTAATAGAAAGCTACGGGCGTAAAACGAATTTTCTATTCAGGCGTTTTCGGCCAGCTGATAGCTGGCGCATTTGTGATATCTGCAGCCTGTACCGCCTGCACGTACTTCATCCAGGTGGTCAGCGTGGCTTTATCCGCATCAGTAATGATGCCGGGCAGCAGCTGCGTCTGCCATGCCTGAGTAATTCCGTTGACCTCACTCACGCCCGCTGACTTTTCGCTGGCCGCTGCGTCAAGCAGTGACTGCTGCTGCGCATCGCCGTCGGTTACCCACTTTTCGCCGTCCCACTTGTCAAACGCGGTTGCCGGAGAATGCGTTATGTTGTCCGCCGGATTGTCGCCCAGTACCGTGATTTTCACCGGCGCGCCGCCTGAAATCGGGTAAGCCGTTTCACCGCGATGGTCCGGCACGCTAATGTTGGCTTTCATCGTGCCGCCCTTTTTGACTTCCAGCTGCGCCGTTTTGAGCAGCGTTGCGCATTCCACTTCTGGCGAGTCGAACAGGATTTTACCGTCGCTTTGATGGTTGCCGTCTGTATGCCGGTTGCGGTCAGTGCGCCGGTTTCCGGCTCGTATTCGATCACCGCATCGTCAGGAAATGACCAGCGCATCGGCCCAGGCAGACGGAGCCGGATTGCCATAAGAGAAAATTCCCGGCAGCACAAAGCCGGTATCAAGTTCACCACCGAGGCACAGTACAAGCACCTGCTCACCCATTGACGGCGCATTCCAGGAGCGGGTTTTACCCGCGCGGGCGCTGAATGTCTTCGGGTTGTTCATTCATGATTTAGATTTTATTTTCCCCACAAGCTAAAGCTAACATCAGTTACGCATAGCCAGCCCGTTGCGGCAGGAAAATGGCTACGCCATGCGCGTTATAACATCTCGTCCAGTCTGATTGGATGTTTCTTCTGACATTCTATATGCTTATTGGATATTAAAATGATCATGACACTATTTCACGTAGATGCAGTGTTTACAACGAATAAAAATCAGATGCTATAAATGAGAGGTTGAATAAGTGAAGCGTGTATTTTTATGGCTCATGCAATCATTTATCTATTTAATTCCTGCTGTTTTGATTGTTGCAGGAGTTTATATTTTCATTCGATTTATTTCTGAACATGCGGCGATTATTAGCATAATATGGGTGATGGTTGTTTCTTATGTGTATATTAAATACAATCGATGGTATTAGGTTTGTTAAGAGATCTTCGTGATCCTGATTTAATCGATAGCGTTAAAGTGTGAAGTGTGACGAAAAATGATCTCCTTAGTGAGGTTGGCTGCCATTTAGCGATTATATAATCTGGTTTCTCTGGTTAAGTCCTGTCTGAGATATGATAGAATCAGGCTCGCGCTATTTCTTATTTTCTGATATGTAAATCATCTTAATAACTGCTCTGTTATTCTTACTTTGGGTCCCCTTAATACTCATGATACCCCCCATTTTACTGCCAGCAGAACAGAGGCTTTCCGGACGCTTCTCCTCAAAATTGATCTCAATTAATATATCTAAACATCTTCCCCGAACGGTCCTCCACGTTTATTTAACGTATAAAAACCACGTCGTAACCTGCCCCGGTGATTTTTAACCAGGGTTTATTATGTTCTTAAAAAAAGTTATTCCTTGTGCGCTCGTAGCGTTAGCGAGTGCATCCATGTCTGGTTGTGTGATGGCAGAGGGAGGATACCATCGCGGCCCATCATCTGAATGGCATCATCACCATGCGTCTTATCAGGACCAGCAAAATGATAATGGCTGGAGCCACCATGCCGGACCAGCCGCATCAGAAAATAACGCTTCTCAGCATCTGGGGCCACCGCCAGCCTCGGATGATTCTACTGAACACAGGGGACCGGCAACTGACAGTGGCATTCACCGCTGGCAACCGAGCGACTCCGCTGAGTAATTGATACGAAGCATTTAGATGAACAGGGGCGCTATCGCCCCTTTTAACCGGTAATCGCCGTCTGAAAAGGTTCTTCACGATAAACGTGCTTCACGCATCCAGTAAGTCACTCATGATTTCCAAAGCTTTAACACGCAAAATCCCTTTAGTAACGCACCTCAAAACTGACTTCACTCACAAAGGCAGCAACAACTCTTTCTGTCCCGCACCCAAAGCTAATCTGTAATCTTGCCATCATTCCCGTATGGCATATTCTTGAGATTCAATCAAAAGGAGTAACGTTTATGAAAGCGGCAATTGCTAATAGTGAACACAAGGTTGAAGTTGTTGAGAAGACGCTGCGTCCTCTCAAAACCGGTGAAGCCCGGCTCAGGATGGAATGCTGTGGTGTATGCCATACCGATTTGCATGTTAAGAACGGTGATTTCGGCGATAAAACGGGTGTGACCCTGGGTCATGAAGGGATCGGTATCGTTGAGGAAGTCGCACCGGATGTGACGTCACTCAAGCCTGGCGATCGGGCCAGCGTCGCCTGGTTTTTCAAGGGCTGCGGTCACTGCGAATACTGTAACTCCGGTAACGAAACCCTCTGCAGATCGGTAATCAATGCCGGTTTCACAGCCGATGGCGGCATGGCTGAAGAGTGCATTGTCGTTGCAGATTACTCGGTCAAAGTCCCTGATGGACTTGATCCTTACGCTGCCAGTAGCGTCACCTGTGCCGGTGTCACCACCTATAAAGCGGTTAAGGTGTCAGAAGTTAAACCGGGACAATGGCTGGCCATTTATGGTCTTGGCGGGCTGGGAAATCTCGCGCTGCAATATGCAAAAAATGTCTTCAACGCCAAAGTGATCGCGGTTGATGTCAGTGATGGTCAGCTGGCACTGGCGAAGGAGATGGGAGCCGATCTGGTGGTCAATTCGGCCAGCGAAGATGCAGCGCGCATTATTCAGGAGAAAACCGGTGGAGCACATGCTGCTGTGGTGACGGCGGTGGCTAAAGCGGCCTTTAACTCGGCGGTGGATGCGGTGAGAGCAGGAGGGCGCGTCGTGGCTGTCGGACTGCCGCCGGAAGCGATGAGTCTTAATATTCCCCGTCTGGTACTTGATGGCATTCAGGTGGTGGGATCACTGGTCGGAACGCGAAACGATTTGGCAGAAGCCTTCCAGTTTGCGGCAGAAGGGAAAGTCGTGCCTAAAGTGACCAAAAGGAAGATTGGTGAGGTCAATGACATCTTTGATGAGATGGTGCAGGGCAAAATCCGTGGCAGGATGGTAATCGACTTCACCGGTCACTCTGCTGATTAAAGTTCATCTGACTCCTGCAAAGGCCCGCATCCTGCGGGCTTTTTAATATCGTTAAGATCTCTCTGAGCCCTTCAGAGCACAATCCTTCTAACCATTAATAAGCCAGTCTTTATGTTTCATGATGTGATTTTGACTTGAACTTTACCGGTAACATTATAGTTTATGGGGTGAAAGGTTATTACACACACGTGAAGGAGGGTTATTTATGGCGAAGCATCACTTACTTAAATCGATTGAAATAACAGCGATTGTGCTCTTTGTTCTGATACTGGCATATCTGATTTTGACAGGGTTACTGTCATCAACAGGCGTGGATCATGCCTGGCCTTATCCCAATCAGTAACTGAGTGCCACACCAGGGAAAGCATTAATAAAATGACCCTCTCACAGGGCAAACAACCCCGCGATGGCGAGGTTGAATTGACGTTATACCAGACTCACTGACAGCAGTATCAGCTCTTCGGTTTCCAGCGACAGACTTTTTTTGGTTTCGAACATAAAGGTTTCCAGCGCCTCCTCGACATCGTCACCCTCAATAAAGGCGTGAGTCGTGACATGATTTTCACCTTTTGGCTTGATCACGTAAGAAACAAACCACTTCTTCTTTTCCAT